TCCTTCCACTAACATCGTTACCACTGCAATCATTACCACTGCAATCACTAACAACAATCGAATATGTATTATTCGCATTTTTTACAATCTGAGCAGTATTTCCATTGGGTCCATAATAAGTAGCTACTGTATTTAAATTTTTACTACTAGCGGTTGTTTTTTTCGTAAAACCCTCTCTATGATTAATTCCACAATTACCTCCTAAAAATGAACATAATATTAATCCTAATAATAAAATGACAAAAAGTAATAATGCTTTATATTTAAAATTCATTCACCCTATTTATATAAATTGTATGTAGTATATAGTATATAGTATATAGTGAAAAAAGTTTGTTATATTAAAAATATAATTGATTTAATATATAATTATATTTTATATTTATTACAATAATCGAGAAAAATCATGGAAAACGAAAAAAAATCAACCAGCCCAACACATTTACAGTGTTATTATAATGATGATCCGAATATAATTGAAATCGGCGTAGATGAAGCAGGAAGAGGTCCTCTTTTTGGACGTGTTTATACTTCTGCTGTTATATTACCATCTAATAAAAAAACATTTGGTTCTGACTCTGATACTAATTTCGATTATTCAAAAATGAAAGACAGTAAAAAATTTCATTCAAAAAAAAAAATAACAGAAGTTGCGAATTATATAAAAGAAAATGCTATAGCGTGGTCGGTGGCTTATATGGATGAATCCGTTATAGACGATGTAAATATATTACAAGCAACACAAATGGCAATGCACAAATGTATCAATGAAATTATACAAAAGAATAATATGTCTCCTGAAAACACTTTGTTACTTATCGATGGAAATTATTTTAAACCAATAACACTTTTTGATAAAATAATCAATAAACTGGTAACATTTAATTATGTTTGTGTAGAAGGTGGTGATAATAAATATGCGTCTATTGCTGCAGCATCCATATTAGCTAAAGTAGCGAGAGATGAATATATTCAAGAATTATGCGAAGAACATCCAACTTTAATTGAATATTATGGATTAGATAGCAACAAAGGATATGGTGCAAAAAAACATTTGGATGGTATTAAACAACATGGTATCACTATTTGGCACAGAAGAACTTTTGGTATTTGTAAAGAATATGTGTAATTTTACTAACTAATTATATTTTGATTTTTAGATTATAATATAAAATTGAATATAAATATTTTAACCAAGTAACAAAAACAAAATATTAAATTCATTTAAATTAAAGTATAGAGGTTTTACATAGATATTAAAATATAGAACAACATCAATATGTTTGTGCTAGTTTTTGATACTGAGACAACAGGATTACCAAAAACAAAAGTAATAAATGAGAGTACTGTAAATAGTTGGCCTTATATTGTACAATTAAGTTACCTAATATATGAGACAGAATCAAATAAAATAATTAGAATTAGTGATAACATTGCAAAAATACCAGAAAATGTAGAATTATCAAAAGAAAGTATTGAAATTCATGGTATTGATAGGAAAAAAATGAATGAAAAAGGAAAACCAATTGTAGAAATATTGCAAGAATTTTTAATCATTATTGATTCAATCGATTTGATAGTATCTCACAATATAGATTTTGATATTAATATGATTATTGTAGAAATATATAGATCCGCGCTTGATGCAAATAATTCTAATATAAAAGAAATTAATTTACCCATTATAGTTCAATTGCAATATATGAATAAATATTGCACAATGAAAAATAGTATGGAATTATGCAATATAAAAAAATTCACTAAAACAACTGGAAAAGAATATGTAAAGTTTCCTACATTATCAGAGTCATATCATAAATTATTTAATGAAAAACCAAATAATATGCACAATTCATTGAATGATGTTTATGCATGTTTTCGATGTTTCTGTAAATTAAAATACAATAAAGATATATGTAAAGAGGATGCAGAATTTAATAAATTATTAAGGGATGCTCTGTAAATATTGTGTGTTGTGTATTGTGTGTTGTGTGTTGTATGTTGTATGTTGTATATACTAGACCAAATAAAAAAATAACATGTTTATATTGTATTTTTTTGAATTTTTATTTGGGGTATTTGCCTCTCTCTAATAGTGTAAGTTTTTTATTTTTTGGTTCAAAATAATCTATAAACTTTTGTGCAATATATTCAACATTACAATTACCACATGTGAATATATCAATTGCGATATATTTTTTTTCTGGCCATGTATGAATACTTAAATGCGATTCACTTAGTAAATACAACGCAGTAAATGCGCCATCTATTTTTTTGTTTTCATGATTAAAATCAAAAAAATGTATATTTTTTGAAAGCAGGTGAATGTTTGCTGTCTTTAAAATGTGATCTATAAAATCATTAAAAATATATAATGTAGTAGTATTTATACTTTGAAGAATTTCATTATTCACGTCATATAAATCTAATATAATATGCTTTCCGACACTCATATTTTATACAATTATATTATATATACGATGTCAATATAAACAATAATATAATTATCTCTAAACAGTAATTTATATAATTCATATATTATGCAGAACACATTTCACATATTTCATCTTCATTGTTATCGTTTGTGTTTTCATCTTTATCCGGTTCAACCGTAAATTGTTGTGCTTGATGTTTGGCCTTTCTTCTCAAATAATAAATGCCTGTTTTCAATCCTTTTTTCCATGAATAAAAATGCATCGATGTCAGTGTATTATAATTCGGATCTTCTAACCATAAATTTAAACTCTGTGATTGACATATAAATGCGCCTCGATCAGCTGACATATCAATTAAATGTTTCATAGGAATTTCCCATACTATTTTGTATTTCTCTCGAATTTCCGGAGGAATCATTGTGAGTTGTTGTACGCTACCTTTATTAGCAATAATATTGTTTTTAATATTATCATTCCATAATCCTAGATCAATCAACTCATTCATCAAATATTTATTCACTACAACAAATTCACCCGCCAATGTTCTTCTACTATAAATGTTACTTGTAATTGGTTCAAAACATTCATTGAAACCTAATATTTGTGAAGTACTTGCAGTAGGCATTGGTGCTATTAGAAGCGAATTGCGTAATCCATATTCCATTATATACTCTTTGAGAATTGACCAATTATAACGTTCGTCTGTTGGGTCAATACCCCACATATCAAATTGCAATACACCTTTTGAAGCAGGAGACCCTTCAAAAGAACTATATGCACCTAAATGATTGTTGTATGTAATATTCTTTTTTTCAGCGTTTATCAGGTTTATCGATTCATTCTCATAAATGAAATAGTCATCTTCTTTTCCTTGAGTAATTAATTTCTCATAATAATCATTTTCATTATCATATTCAAATAGCATTTTTTTATAGACTGGATGTGATTTTAATAATTTTAATCGTTCTGTCGCTAATTCGTTACTTCTCTCCAACGCTCCATGATAGATTGTTTCAAATATGTTTTTATTGATCACCTTTGCTTCTTCACTATGATAAGGAATGTTCATTTTAAAAAACACATCCGCTAATCCTTGCACTCCGATTCCAATAGGACGATGTAATAAATTACTGCGTTTAGTTTTTTCTGTTGGATAAAAATTAATATCGATGATTTTGTTCAGATTTGTTGTGACAACTTTTGTAACATGATGCAATTTTTCATAATCGAATTCTTTGGTGGTTTCATCAACAAAAAGTGGAAGTGCGATACTTGCCAAATTACAAACAGATGACTCTTTATCGTCAGAGTACTGCACTATTTCGGTGCATTGTCCTGTTAAAATACCATTGAATACACCCATATGTTTTTTAGGTTCAGTGAAACAATAGGTATCATCAATACGATTATTATCTTCAATCTTTAATATTTTAATAAACTGTTTAGCATCTCTTGCTGGTTTATTTAATGAACAACGTAATCTTTTCGGAGAGAATCCATTTAAACATAATGTATGTAAATCACACGATGTTATTAATAATCTATAACATGGTTTTACATCAAAATATTTATGCCCTCCTTTTCCATCTGGTAAATAACTTTTATTACGATTATGTGATAATTTAATTTTTGGATTAATACCACACGTTTGCAATAATAATTTAATATTTTTCAAAAAATCATAATTAATCGAGGCTACTTGTAATTGTTCATTTTCACCATTTCTAGAAATTATTCCATCCGCATCACAATATCCAGCAAACCAATCTAATTTATCTTTTAAACAACAGTTAAATGATGGAACACTAAACTTTTCATCAATATCAAGTGGTAATTGAATCGTAATACGATTATTAGTTTCACCACCACAACTACGATAATCCATATGTTCCAATAGTTTTTTTTTATCACCATATAAATAAGACATTGGTTTTTTTTGATATGATTTAGCCTGACATTTTATATTTGTAGTAGTTGATGTATTATTTTTCACAAATTCGTCAGTTTCAAAATCAATGTGTCTTTTACAAAAATAATGACCATTTAGTGCGTTAAATTTGCAATCACGCTCGTCTTTATCAATATTATTATTATTATAAGTACCATCTCCACAAAAAAATCCATGTGTATAAGCATATAACATTTTATCAGTACCATCAATTATGGGAAATTTACATTTTATTATTCTATCATTTGGCATTAAATCTTTTGCTTCTACCATTTGAATTGATTTTTCTGAATATGTTGTTTGAATATAAAATTTATGATATGGGGTACATGAAATAATTGATCCATCGTCTGTATGTACATCTATTAACTTTTGATTGTTGCCTGTTTTAAAAATATCAACTTCTGAAAATTCTTCGCCATTCCAAACATTTACTTTTTGTCCTTCCAGATGTTGTATTTTAATATGTCCTTTGTCTGTCAAAATTAATGTTTCTGGTGCTACGCATAAATTTGACGACATAATGGTGCCAAGATTTTTCTGATTCGATTTTTTATTTACATGATCTTTAAATAATAAATACGGTGTCCCTGTTTCCATCTGCGCGTCTAATATTTTAAACCATAAATCACGTGCATTTACAGTTTTTCTTGATTTTCCTGAATTTTCATATTGTTTGTATAATTTATTGAATGCATCTCCGTATATGTTATGTAATCCAGGACACTCATTTGGGCAAAAAAGTGACCATTTACCATTGTCTTTAATACGTTCCATAAAAAGATCTGGAATCCAAAGAGCATAAAAAAGATCACGTGCCCTTAATTCTTCATCTCCATGATTTTTTTTCATTTCTAAGAAATCTTCAACATCAGCATGCCATGGTTCCAGGTATATTGCGAAACTGCCATTTCTTTTTCCACCTTGATTTATATATTTTGCAGTATCATTAAAGACACGTAACATGGGAACAATGCCTGTGGATTTCCCATTGGTTCCGTTTATGAGTGACCCATTTGCTCGAACATTATGAATATGAAGACCTATTCCACCTGCCCATTTTGATATATTAGCACAATCTTTCAACGTATTAAAAATACCTTCTAAACTATCTTCTTCTAATGCAACTAAATAACATGAACTTAATTGTGGTCGTCTGGTTCCAGCATTAAATAAAGTAGGTGTTGCATGTGTAAAATATTTTTGTGACATCAAATTATATGATTCTTTTATAGCTTTTATATCATCACCATGAATACCAATAGATACACGTAACCACATATGTTGAGGACGCTCAATAATTTTATCATTGACTTTAAATAAATAAGCTCTCTCTAATGTTTTAAAACCAAAGTAGTCTATTAGATAATCGCGATTATAATCAATGATATCCTCTAAAACATCCGCGTTTTTTTGAATATTTTGCCATGTTTTTTCTGATATTAATGGATTATGAATACCATGGACGTCTTTAAATTCATACAAGATTTTCATTGCACTGATGAAACTAGATGGAGTATTTTTTTGATGATTTGAAATAACTATACGACCGGCTAATACGCCATATTCTGGACTTTTTGTAGAGAGTGACGCACATTGTTCTGCTGTTAATTCATCGATTTTAGTAGTAGGAATTTTATCATATAGCTGATCTATCACCTTGATAACTAAAGATGAATAATTTATGTTGATATTTGCTTCAATACCAATTTTTTTTACACGATTCAATATTTTATCAAATGCAATGTCTTCTAATGTACCATTGCGTTTTAACACACGCATTTCTGTATTTGTGCTATTGTTGTTGGTCATTTCATTCATAGACATTTTATTTCTATGATTACTAAATAAATAATTTTAATATTTTTTACTATAATATTATATAACTATTATATAAATCAAATATATAAATCATGAAACAGTTAAATTATATAAAATGGATTGTTTTAATTATTATAATTGTTGTATTGTATTCGTTAGTATCTAAAAACATAAATTTCCGCATGGAAGGTTTTACAGGAAGCGAATCATTGACGAAAGGCAATTTAGCGTATTCAGATTTTGCTATTGATTCAAATGGAAATTATACATCTAATCCAAGTGTTCAAGGTGATTATTTATTAAATGGTTATTATCCTAAATCAAAAACATATGGTGTTCGTGATATCAATAGTATTGATGTATATTGGCAATATCCAATATTTCAAGTAGGGTCTTATGAACAAGAAACAAACAATATTCGTTATTCTAATAATCCTGATTTAGGTGGTTGTATGCCAGTTGAATTTTGTGATACTATGTATGATAATAAACAACATAATCCTTCTAATATAATAAAACCATTACCGCCTGTTGGTAAAATAAGTAACTCAACATCTAGAAATGGATATTTTGTGACACCAGGTAATCTAAACAATTTCTATAATGAAACTGAATAGTTGGGTTGGGTAGATCAATTTGTAATATTTGTATTATTTTTACTTTCATCAAACGATTGTGTTCGGATTTTGAAAAACTGCAATGTATTTGGTTTATTTACTGGGTTTGTATTTGTATTTGTATTTGTTGTACTCGATATTTGTACTGTTTTTGTTGCATTACTGGATATTGATATTGGTATTGGTTCTGACACATATTCGGATTCTTTGTCCAACATTGCATCTCCAGTATCAGAATTTATTTTGATTAAACATATAGATTTATTCAATGTATTCGATTCAATCTGATTCTTTGTTTGTTTTTTGCTTGATTTTGGTGCTCTATGTTCATAACCGTGAAGACGTTCATATTCAACTGTTTTCCATAATTCTTCTAAAAAATGCAAATTTTCATTAAACCATTTTATATTTCGTTTAATTAAAACGCAACTAAAACAATCTAACCTCCAATATAAATTTTTAATCCACGTGTAACCAATTGACTCTAATTGTTCCATTTCATTTTCTTCCCATTTTTGAAAATCTAGATAGGTTTTAACATTCATAGGTTTATACACATAAAATGGATTGCCATCTTTATTAGCAAAATACATAATAACTCCTTTATATTCGTCTTTAGCTGTTTTTTCAATTGATTGGTTATTATGTGTATGTGTAGGGTCGTCTAGTTGATTAGACGTATCCATTAAAAATGCATTTTCATTTTCATATTCAATAAAACGTGTTTCCAAAAAATCACATTCATCCAAATCACACGTTTCCATTTGTAATTGTGTTTGAACCCAATATTCTTTTTTAGGTATCCCTGTAATTTCTCTATTTACAATGTTTTTAATCTCCAACATAACCCCGTATTTTTCGCTATTTGGATCAATATTGATTCCATCTGGTGAAGCACCTAAAAAAGAGTACTTATCATGTTTAATACATCCAAAATCACCTACTTTTGTATTGTATATATATTCATACATCATTACAGAGACAGGTTCGTATTTTTGCCCCCAATGAAATGGAGTATTAATATTAACTTGGTTATTATATTTTTGTTTTGTATCAGAAGATACTGATATAGTTTTGATTGGTTGACATTTTTCATATATTAATTGATTTTTCATAGCATCAGATTCAAATGCTTTATATGCATTACTAGCTGTTATCAAATTGTGCCTGAACTCATACCATTCATTTGTGCGTTGTTCTGGTTGAGGTTTTGATTTCAAATATGTTATTATTTTAGTAATATCTTCTGTGTTTTTTGTGTTTTTTGTGTTTTCTATGTTATTTAGATTGTTGGATGTATTTTGGTTTGTTCTCTCGAGAGAACGTTCAGGAATAAAACATATATAAAATATTTCAAATGCAAAATCGATTATTTCAGTTAATTCATTTTCAACGGTCTCATTATATGTAAAATAGTATTCTGGGTATAAATAATTTTCATATTGTTCATATATAATATCAGATATATCTTCATATATAATATCATTAAACTCTGGATCCGCAATGATATTTGTATTTTCTTCGACATAATCGTTTATTAGTTCTATTATATATTCTATTAATTCATATCTATCTTGTTCTGTAAAAATAGACGTGTATAAATCTGGTGCAATTTGATTCAAAATATTTTCTAATTTGAATTCTTGTATATTTCCATTTTTGTCTATAATCATATTTAAACTAATATATACCCTTACATAAATTCACGAATTTCTTTTATATTTTAATATTTATATATATTAGTATTCAACACATATTCAAAACTAATATATAAACCTATAAATGTCAAAAAAATTAAATTCATCATTAGTTGTTGGTATTAATTATATTAATAAAACAACTATAAATATAAATGAAATAGACAATTCCGAAGTAATTAAAGTTACACCTGCAACACTTAAAACAAGTATAAATGTAGTTAGAGGTAATGGTTATAACGTTAGTAAAAATAAAATAACTAGAGATGTGTCAAAATTAAACTATACAATCAGTGCATCTGGTATATATGGAGAATATTGCGGTACAGATATCAATGGAAACTTTGTTTTCAAAGTATTACAAGATACTACGATTATAGATAATAATAATAACGAAGGAATCTTAATTCCTGTTAATACAAAATTAACTCTTTCAAAAAATAGTAGTAATGAATATATGTTTGAAAATAAAAACAAGCTTATAAATAATACAAATAGAAAAGATGGTGAATTACAAAATACTGTTAATAAAGTTGTTAATGACGCATATGATGTTGTTACACGTATAGGAAAACCTGAAAATGTTATGTCAAATAGTGGTGGCAGGTCATATAAAAAACATAAAAAAACGCGAGTTAAAACTCTAGTTAAAAAATATAAAACACTCAAAAATCACAAGACGCGTAAATATAATAAAAAATAATACGCCCTCTTTTCTATTTCAGTTACCACATTCATTATCAGGTTCTTTTATGGATATTAATTTTTTATTATGATTAGGTAAATTTTTAAGAGTGGATAATCGTTTATCGGTATTCTTAAGAGTAAAATGTTTCTTTTGTTTATTATAATTTAATGCTGGTATATTTTTAATTAATCCAGTTTCTTTGTCATATATTACATCTTTAACACGTATTAGTTTTTTTTTGTCTATACAATCTTTCAAAAAATGTATTAATAGTTGTTCTTCTTCGTTAGATAATGAATTTTCATCTTTGTATTTATTTACATATTCAATTAATTTTTTTGTTTTCATAGTTTTATCTAGTTTGCTCCATGGTTCTATTTTGTTATTATTTTTTTCATTTTCTAAAAATTTCTCCAAATTAGATAAATCATTTGATGATTTCGTTTCTACTATAGGATTACCACTGCATAACAACATAGTTTTATATTTAATATTTTTTAATTCTATGCATTCATCTTTTTTTAAATTCGATTGTGTAGATGGTGTTTGTAATGGTGTTTGCGTGATTTGAGTAATATCAACATTTTGTTCCATCATTATAGATAAAATATATATGTATATACATATATAAAGAGATCAATTTATATTATTTTTATACTAATAATATAAATTGAATTATGGAAGAAAATGATAGTAAAGATAACGGCGATCAAGAAAATGAAAACCAAGAATCCTCAATAGAAACGAAAAAATGTATAAATATAGTTGGTGTGGGTAATCGTTATCAAATAAAAAAATTAACAAACAAAGATGATATAAATAAAATAAAATTACGAAAAGAAACACAAAAATGGAAGGTTATAGGAGATGTTTATGATAGAAATAGTCAATTGGAGTTATTAAATAAAATACATTTTTTTCAGGATGATTATAACATTAAATTAATGAAACGGCAAATTGAGAAAAAAATAAACAATTACAAACAACAAGATATGCATAAAGAAATATATGATTCGAATAATATTATAACATTAGAAGAAACGATAGTAAAACTACAAGAATCGAATTTATTGTGTTATTATTGCAAAAAAGAAATTTTGGTTTTATATGAAATTGTGAGAGAAAGTCTTCAATGGACATTGGATAGGATAGATAATTCTTTAGGTCATAACAAAAACAACGTATTAATTTCTTGCTTACATTGTAATTTAAAACGACGAAAACAAGACAGAGATGCTTTTTTATTTACAAAACAATTACAAATAGTAAAAAAATCATAATATTATATTTTTAATTTATACTATATAAATATAGTTATAATATTTATACATATATGAATCATCAATTTAAGAATTTAATTTTTTGGAAATGGTCAATTGGTGATGGGGAACTTATGGAGAGAAGTTTAAGAAAACATACTCGTATTTATCCAGAATCAAATAATGTAAATGTAAATGTAAATGTAAATGTAAATACAGACGAGTCACAACGAGAACGACAATCCCAATTAGTTACAGATGAGCAGATAGAAAGTATGGCATACACACAGTCTATGCAATGCGATTCTACAAATTGGAGTGACACAAATGATATTATGTTTTTAGAGCATCAGTTTAAATTAGCTTCTAATAATAAGAGAGAAGAAAGCTATAATAAAATGGCAGAGCGTGAAATGGTTTCACAAATAGGATTGAATCCATTTTTACATCAAAAATCTGAAACAGAAACACAAAATAATAATACTTATATTCAAGATGTAATGAATAGAGATCTATTTATGAAACCTGTGAATACGAATATAGAAAAATCTATTATTGAAACTGAGAATAACAATTCGTTTTAAAAAGGTTTAAATAAATAGCATTAGTTTTATCCATATTATAATAATTATTAAACAACATATATTAAACAACATGAATTGTATAATAAATCCGAGTGAAATTAATAATTTTGTGAAACCTTTTACAAATGCAGTAAAATTGAATTCATTGAACTATACAAGCCAAAATGATTTATTGTTAAACAATTTATTGATGTTTTACAAAAACAATAACAACATGGAGAGAATGTTAAAAATTATAACTGGTGAATCCAAGATTTCTCTCCGAATAGTTGATTGGTTCTCGACCAACTATGCAAAAAAACATTTTACAACATACAATATTTGCAATGAAGTAAATATTTCTAATTCAGAAGAAAATTCAATATCAACTTCATCAAGTAACTCAAAAAGATTCAAGGTATATGTAGATTATAAATTGAAATTAAAAGCTTATTCAAAAAAGCGTTTTGATCCATTTTGTAGATGGGATAGAATAAGTATCCCATACGATGACGCAAAAGGAACATTCATTGAAACAACTATAGGGCAACTGAATTTTTTCAAATGGGCTTTAGAAAATAAAGTGGTTGATTACATCGAAGAAAATTATGATGAAATTGAAAAAGATATGAACAGTTATAATAGCACATCAAAAAGAAAGACTTCTGGTAATGGTAATGCTAATAGTAATGATTCGTGTAGTTCTGGATCCGCAACAGGATCATTGTCAAGCGTTAGCTCTAATTCGAGTGTCGGGTCAAATACAAAAACCAGGAAGAAGAGAGAAGAATTGTCTGTTTCTGCTGCGAAGAGTATAAAAAAAGAAAAAGTTGAAATTGTAGTGCAATTTCATTGAAAACAAAATAGTCAAATAGGTATAAAATAACTATAATATGCGACTAAAATATAAATATAATATAAGTAGGTACATTATGGGAAATACTCATAATGTACAAAAAGTTAATTTTGAAGATATACAATGTGCAATAAAAAATCCAGATAAATATATATTAATTAATACATTACCAATTCATGAACAACAATGTTTATTACCGAGTACAATTAATGTAGAAAAAGAAGAGGCCATAATAAATTCATTTATTCGAAATAAACATATAATAGGACAGAAACAAATTATAATATACGGCAAAAACAACAATGATATCACTATTTTTAACAAATACAAACAATTAGTTAAATTAGGGTTTTTTTCAGTTTTTATTTATATTGGTGGTATGTTTGAATGGTTATTATTAGCAGATATTTATGGTAATGATTTGTTTCCAACTACAAAACGTGAATTGGACATTTTAAAATTTAAGCCGTCCAAGGGATTAAATATTCAATTATTAGAATATTAGTATCGCGGGGTTTTATTATCTCTCCATAATACATAGACATTTGAATATATTTGAGCATGTATAAACTACTTATAACTGCAATAGTGTTTGTAATAATCGATGGTATCTTTTTGACAATGATGAAACCATATTTCGAGAATCAGGTTATAGCTGTTCAAGGTTCAGCACTAAAGGCTAACATTACAGCAACACTCCTATGTTATGTTTTCTTGATTTTTGGAATTTATTACTTTATTATACAACCAAACAAATCAGTACAAGATGCATTCCTATTTGGTATTGTAGTTTATGCTGTCTATGAAACGACATCTCGTGCTCTTTTAACAAAATGGAAATGGACTACTGTATTTATAGATACTTTATGGGGTGGTATATTATTTGCATTGACCGCCTGGATAATGAAGAAGATGGTCAAACTACTAGGGTTAAAATAACAGTTGAGACTAATTAAAAATCAAATAATACAAATGATATCCGAAACTTGCAAAGGCCAACATGAGTATAATTTCAAAGAATTTACGAGGTGTTTGTTCTTTTTTGTATCCAATATAAATCAACAAAGGACCAACAATAAATATATGAATATAATTGATCCATGCGTCTTTTTTAAAGAGCGATTTATAAATATGATAAAGAATAATAACTATTCCGAGACCAATCAATATTGGATATATAAATTTTGGCAACTTTGTTTGCATGATTCCAATGTATAAAAATAACCCACTCACTATAATAATATGAAATAGATGAACCCAAGCAGTTTTTTCCATTTTATATTATATAGTGATTATATTTTTTTCGTTTTTGTTTTTGTTTTTCTTTTTATTTTTTTATGTTTGAGTTGTTTCGATGTTTTGCGTTTCGATCTTTTGCGTTTGTTAGTTCCACCATTAATGGCATAAACAGTACCGTTTCCATTTAAGTTAATTGTGTTGTTGTTTGCACTATTTGCAGTGTTTGAATCACTAATCGTATCATTTATCTTACTATATAATTTTGACCCAAGGTCGGACATTATAGACGTGGTTTTGTTAAAAATATCACCCATTGTCATAACATTGGATGAATTCCTTATTACATTCAAAATCTTGTCACTATTTTTTTTACTATAACCTAGTTTCATCATCATATCGTCAAATTTATCATAATTACTAGTGATTGCAATATTTCTTATATAAGTTGATGATAATCTTTCCACATTTTCATTAAATGAAATTTCTGTAAAAATAATATTCGAGTTTAAATTTGTTTTAATTGTTGTTATTATTTTGTTGTCGGTTTCAGTTTTGATATTATTTTGTTTTGTATCTATTATATCATAATCATCGTTCAATAAAATAAATGAATATTTCCCTTTGATGTTTTTTTTAGCTTCTTGTTTTTTGGGAAAGTAATATGTCTCATATAACAATACATCCAATACCTTTGTCAAATCATTATCATTAAAATAAATTAAATTGACATATAAATCTTCAATGTGTTTTTTTTCCATTCTATAACGTGTTACTAGACGTGCCTTTGCATTTTTTGTAATGTTGTCAATAACAACAGCATTTTTATTATCGTTTTTGGAAATATTATATAAACCTATGTTTATCTGTTTCAAATTGGATAATACTGCAATTTCCATTTGTTTTTCAATATTCATACTATTATTTTCAATCGATGAATTTGTGTAATAAATATAAAAAAGAATTGTATTGTCTATATTTCCGGGTTGTGTGACGTTTGTTTTTGACTCATTGTTATTTATCATAAAAATGAGTATATATTATTTTTATAAACTGCTTGTTATAATATGTTTATAAAATAAATCTTTCAATTTCTAAAATCCATTGGTTAATTTGATCTTTATTTTCAAAAATATCCACATTACCATTTAATTCTAATAATTTACTCTTTTCTGTTTTATCCTCTAAAACTGTAATCATATTATTATGATACATATGACAGTTCTCTAAATAGGATAATGGTATGGAACTCTCTCCATTTCTTGAACGCAATATAATTCGTTTATTGCAAATATCTGGATTCGTTTTAACATAAATAGCTCCTTCAATTGGTAATTCACATGCAAATGTATCAAACCATTTATTGTAAATTTTATAACAAACGTCTTCTATTTTACCAGAATCATACAACATTTTTGCAAAAACATACTTGTCTGTATATAAGCAACGTTCGCTTATGATAATAGTATCTGGCTCTGGATTGTTTTTGATAGCTTCTTTTAATAGTGCTAATCTTGAAATATAAGCCATCATTTGAAATGGAAATGAATATTTATCTTGATCATTGTAGAATTTTTCCAACATGGTGATTCCATTTGTATCTTGAATTGCTTCCCATTCATCTACTGGTTCTTTTACAAATATTATTTTTCTTGGGTTTGTCTTTTCTTCCGGGTTTTTTGTTGGATTGTCAAAATGACTGCGTAAATTTGACAATAAAGTGGATTTACCTGAACCAATATTTCCTTCGATGCTATAGATAAGTGGCATGTTTTGTTTTACTTTGTTAATTACTTTGTTAATTTCATGATAATATATTATTTTAAATCAATTTTAAAATAAAATTGATATTAAATATAGGCTATATACAACAAATAAACTCTATAATAAAACTGATAGCAAAAATTAATAGCAAAAATTAATAGCATAATAAGTTACCATATCTATCATACAGGCAATCACAAACAATGGATCTAATTCAACGAAAATTAACCAAAGTTGAATGGGATACTACTGAAATTCCTGTATCAGCGACTGAAAAAAAAGTACTAGAATTGATTGATGAAGGTTATGAAAATGTAAATATTAAAATCAATCATTTTAATTCTTTGTTTTCCTTTTTAAAAATAGAATATTCAAAGGAAATGGAGGATTATCTCTATAATAAATATTTTCATGAAAAAATACAAAAACTGAAAAAAACATATGATATGTCATATTTAACACATGGTGTTTCTACTAATATTCAAATAAAAAAAGCGGATATGATTCGATTACAAAATAATAGTATAGATACGATTCAAAATATTGAAATATATGAGACGGTTTTAATAGATCGTTTGGGTAATTTGTTGGATCTATACAAAAAGAAGCATGAAAAATGGATGTCATATTATTTTGTATTGTACAAATTAATTAAAAATTCTGTGTCAAAAATAAACAAACATGTTTTGCAGGTCATACAATCTACATTGGATTTTTACGAAGAAAAAATAAATATTAATAGTATTGTAACAAATGCATATGAATTTATCGAGAGAAATGGGGATTTATTGAAATACAATGATTTATCTTTATACGAACATCAAAAAAAAATATTTGCATTATCGAAAATATCAAAACCAAAGCTATTGTTGTATATTGCACCAACTGGTACTGGTAAAACTTTGACACCTATTGGATTAGCAAAACAGCATAAAATCATCTTTGTTTGTGCTGCTAGACACGTTGGTTTGGCATTGGCTAGATCAGCAATTTCTATCAATAAAAAAATTGCATTCGCATTTGGGTGCAATGATGCCTCGGACATTCGATTGCATTATTTCTCAGCAAAAGAATATACAAAAAACACAAGATCAGGTGGAATATGGAAAGTAGATAATAGTGTTGGTGATAAGGTTGAAATTATTATTTCAGATATTAAATCTTATTTACCGGCAATGTATTATATGTTATCATTTAACACACGTGAAGATATTATCACTTATTGGGATGAACCGACTATTACTATGGATTATGAAAATCATGAATTTCATGATATTATTCAAAAAAATTGGAGTGAAAATTTGATTCCAAACATGATACTATCATCTGCTACATTACCAAAAGAAGATGAATTGGTATCCACAATTAGTGATTTTAAAATGAAATTTCCTGGTGCATTTATAGAAAGTATTATTAGTCATGATTGCATAAAATCAATACCTTTAATTAATAAAAATGGTTATGTAGTTTTACCTCATAATTTATACGAGGAATACGATGATGTTGTTAGCGTAGTAAAACATTGTGAAAATTATCCGACGTTATTGAGATATTTTGATTTAAAGGAAGTATGTCAATTTATTAAATATGTAAATGATTTGGATTTTATACAAAATAGTTATAAAATCAATAGAAGATTTGGTTCTTTGGATGATATTACTATGCAATCCATCAAACAATATTATCTAAAAACACTAGGAAATATCAAACCTGGTACATGGGGTAGCATTTATATATATTTAAAAAGTACGAGTTCGAAAAGAATTTTACCAAATAACCATATTGATGAAAAGGGTAATAAATTTAAAAAGAGCACTAGCATTGGTCCTGGGGTTACACAAATGCAAAGAGAAAATTTTACTGTTTTGACTAGAATTAATAGTGAGATGATTCCACCCAATACGCAAAACATGAACATTGGTAGTAGTAGTAATGGCAATGGTAATGGTAATGGTAATGGTAATGGTAATGGTAATGGTAATGGTAGCGATCTAGGAAACAGCGCTATTTATATAACTACAAAAGATGCATATACATTAACAGATGGTCCTACCATATTTCTTGCAAATGACGTAGAAAAAGTAGCAAAATTTTATATACAACAATCTCACATTCCTTCAAAAATAATGGAAACAATCTTAGAAACGATTCAATATAATAACACCATCAATGAAAAAATTGGTAGATTAGAAAAGGATATGGAAGATATGTTGAGTAAAACAGACAAAAATGACCAGGAGGATGATAGTAAGGGTAAAAAATCAAAAAATAAAAACAATGATAAAAATGATAGAGAAATGGAAAACAATGTAAAAATAAGAAATATAAGACAAGAATTGGAAATGTTATATTCCATGGTGAAAGTAGTTAATTTTAATGAAACATTTGTTCCTAATAAACCTTCACATTTATCAAAATGGGCAGAAGAAATGGATAATAAACGCGCATTTACTAGTAATATCGATAATGATATTATTGAAAAAATCATGCTTTTAAACAATGTTTCTGATAATTGGAAGATTTTACTGTTGATGGGTATTGGTGTTTTTGTAAATCATGAAAATATGAACAATGACTATGTAGAAATTATGAAGAATTTGGCGGATAAACAAATGTTGTACCTAATAATAGCATCCAGTGATTATATTTATGGGACAAACTATCAGTTTTGTCATGGTTATTTAAGTAAAGATATGAAATTGACACAGGAAAAAATTATACAAGCATTGGGACGAATTGGTAGGAATAATATACAACAAGATTATACTATTCGTTTCAGAGATAACGAACAAATAATAAAATTGTTCAGTGCTGAAATAGAAAAACCAGAAATAAAAAATATGAATAAATTGTTTTGTAGTTTGTAGTTTGTAGGATTTTTAGGTTTATATGTTTGTAGGTTTTGGTTGTATATATTTTTTTTATAAAAACACTAATAATAATATAACTATAATAACAACGGCTAGACATATCATAAATGTTTGTTTTTTTTCACGTTGATAAGCTGGGGTGTTCATGTCTGTATTTGTATTAAATATCATTTTATATTTGTTAAATTGTTATATAATTGCAATATTTCTATATAAAATCAATTTTATTAAAAAAATATTTCTCTATATTAGTATCGAACGAAAATGAAAATGAAAATGAAAAATAGAAAATTATTTAATATTGATTATAAAAAAAATACTAGTGTATATTTGACAATATTAGTTTTATTAATATTAATATTTTTT